GGCTGCGCCACCGGTTCGGTCTTCTCGGCGGGGGCTTCGGGCTCGGTGGCGGGGTTCGTCTGCTCCGTCTCCACCGGCGGGTTCTCGTCGGCCTGCGGCTCGATCGCCTCGGCGGCCGGCTGCTCGGTCTCGGCTGCGGGCTCGGCAGGCACGGCGCGCTTACGCGGGGGCATCGCTGTTCTCCTTCGTGCAGGTGCCGCCGCAGCGGCTGCATGTCCTGATGAACGCCGCGAACCCGCAGTCGGGGCAGCGCCAGCCGCCGCGGGTGCGGCCGCCGAGGTTGGGAGTGAAGCCGCCAGCCTTGAGGAGGGCGGCGGCATCGGTGGGGTGCATGTCGTAGACGCCGTCGCGGGATTCGTAGCGGCGGCCGGTGACGCCGTCGACTCCGCGGACCGCGCCGTCGGGGGCGGCAACACGCATGGCTTCTCCGTGGGGTGAGGGTGAGCCGGGGCCCGTCAGTACTGGGCGACGGGCCCCGGCGGGTGGTGCTACTTGATGCCCATCAGCAGTCCGGACCAGGCCGGGGCGTAGTGCACCAGCGCGCCGTACAGGTAGGTGGACTGGTCGTACGTCGCCTGGATGACGGGCCAGTCGATGGCCATGTAGTCCTGGACGTTGACGACCTCGGCGGTGTTGGACACCTCGGAGTCCGGCATGGGCAGGGACAGGGAGCGGATGAGCGCGCAGCCGGCCGGCATGTAGGGGTGGACCTGGAGGTCGACCATCTTGCGGGTGACTTCGTTCTCGATGCCGACGACGGTGGAGCCGAGGCTGGCGCCGTGGCCGTCGTTGGTGAGGGCGATGCGGTAGTTGCTGCTGGAGCTGGTCTTGAGGAGGTCGCCGAGTTCGACCATGACGCCGGCGTCGGTCCAGATGCCGTCGGGGTCAGCCTTGACGGACTGGTAGAGGCTGAGGAAGGCGGCCTGGAACTCGGTGCCGGGGTTGGTGGTGGAGAGGGTGGAGTTGATGCGCTTGACGTAGCCGGACTGGGCCGGGTCGGCCTGGACGGTGAGGAAGCCGTCGTAGGCGTTGGCGTTGGCGCTGCTGTCGGCGACGGGGACGGCGGCGGTGCCGGTGGCGTAGGCGGTGAGGACGACCTGGTTGCCGACGAAGCTGGTCTGGAAGACCTCGGAGCCGGACGGGCCGATGTAGACGTTGTAGCCGAGGGCGCCGTTGGGCTCGGTGGTGACGTTGACGGTGAGGGCCTGGCCGAGGGTGACGGCGACGGATGCCGCGGAGCTCGGGACGGACTCGCCGAAGCCGGCGCGGGCGGTGACCTTGATGCTGTAGGTCGCGGCGGGGATGGTGGCGCCGGTGCCGCCGGCGGAGGCGGAGATGGCGGGGGCGGAGACGGCTCCGGCGTAGCCGGTGTCGGTGCCGCGGCCGAAGAGGAGGGCGCGCTCCTCGCCACCGAAGGTGGCCCACAGGAGGGCGGTCTGGGAGAGGGAGCGGATGTCCTCGTAGCCCTGGCCGGCGAACTGGGCCTTCCAGGTGACGGAGTCGGAGAGGCCCTGCTCCTTGTAGATGACGGACTTGCTGTCCGACGCGTACGTGATCTTCGCGCCGCGGCGGAGGGAGAGGGAGCCGAACGTGGCGGTGGACGTCTGGGAGTCCATGAAGGGGCTCATGTCGGCGACGCCGCCGGTGCCGGAGTTCGACCAGCCGAGGATCCGCTTGAACTGGCGGGCGGTGCCCTGGCCCTTGCCTCGGGGGGTGCTGTTGCGCAGCGGGGTGAGGCGCGGCACGAGGAGCTTGGCGGGCGCTTCGAGGTCGTAGGGGACCAGGCCGGCGGTGTTCGGGAAGCTGGTGGTCCAGTCCTTGTTGACGTCACCGGCGACGGCCTGGCTGCCGGCGAGGGTCTCCGGGGAGAGGGCCTTGGTGAGGGTGTCGACCTTCTCGGCGAGGGCTGCGTTGGGGGCGGCGGTCTTGACGATGCCCTCGCCGGGGGCGAAGGCGAGGCCGCCGGCCTGGGAGCGGGCGTGGGTGGCGGCGAGGGCGCTCTTGTACTGCTCGAAGCGCTGGGCGACCTCGACGGGGCTGTTGGAGTCGGAGAACAGCTCGGACTGGTTGGGGACGGCGTACGGCATGACGGTTCCGTTTCGGGGTGAAGGGGTGTGGTCGTCGATCGGCGGGCGGTGCGTCAGGAGTTGCTGGTGCTGGCCTTCTGCTCCAGCTGGGCGGCGAGCTGCCAGTAGCCGGTCTTGGCCTGGGGGTCGGTGACCTCGTCGGCGAGACGGCGGTAGTTGGCGGCCTTGACCAGGAGCTCGTCCTGCGCGGCGGCCCGGTTGGTGTCGGCGGCGGTCCGGGTGAGGACGGGGCCGCCGGGGATCGGCGTGGCACTGACCTTCGCCAGTTCGGCTTCGAGCGCGGCGATGCGCTCCTTGGAAGCGTCGTTGGCCTTTGTCATGGCTGCCGCGATGAGTTCGTTGATGCGGGTCTCGTCGAGGCTGGGTGCCGCGGCGGGTACCGGAGTGGCGGTCTTGCTGGTGTCGCCGCCGGTGGGTTCGGCGGCGAGGTCGATGTAGGCGGTCTGGCCGGCCATGCTGCCGGTGGTGTCGCCGCCAAAGGGGGCGCTGGTCTCGCCCATGGCTGCCTCGTGGTCCCACCAGTCGAGGTAGAGGGAGAGGGTGCGCATGAGCTGGTAGATGTCGCAGCGCTCGTCGTCTCCTGCGGCGAACTCGTCGAGTTCGGCCTTGAGGAGGGCGATGAGGGAGTCGCGGACGGCTGCGAGCTGGGCGGGGTCGTGGGTCCAGGGGCCGTCGGCCTTGATGGTGTCGGGGTCGATGCCCTTCCACGTGTCGGGCAGGAGGTCTTCGCGGCCGAGGGCCTTGGCGCGCTGCGTGATGTGGCGGCGCGCGGTGGCGGGGTTCTTGGCCCGCCCGACGGCCTTGATGGCGTTGCGCAGGTCGGCGACGGTCTTGATGGGGAAAGATCCGTCGTTCATGGCTGCGCCGTCGGCCGCGGCTTCCTCCCGCTGGGTGGCGGTGCGGTCCCGCTTGGCGAGGGCGGCTTCCACGACGGTGTCGAGGAGAGCGGCGAGCTTCTCGGAGGTGAGAACTTCGGCCGGCGCCGGGGCGTCGACAGCGGGTGCGTCCGCAGCGGGCTCGGTGTCCGCCGCCTTGGCCGTGCCGGTGTCGGCCTCGTCCGTGGCAGCGGGCTCCGTGTCGGCGGACTTGGTCGCGTCGGCCGCATCGGGGCTCTCGCGGAGTTCCTCGACACGGACCAGGCCCGTCGCCTCGTCGAAGTCGCCGGCGGTGACCTTCATGCCGGGAGTGGCGGACTTGCCGACGACGAGGGTGCACGTCGGGTTGCAGGGCCGGTCCACCAGGCTCAGTTCGACGATCTCACCGCCGACGATGCGGCCACCCGGCGCGGACGCGTCCTTGACGACGCGCGGGTTCTTGATGCCGATGCTGTAGCCCTTGAGGACACCGGTCTCGACCTTGCGGGCGGATGCGGGGTCGATGACGAGGGAGCGGACCATCCACGAGTCGCCGTCCTGCTCCAGGTCGGTGGCGACACCGGCGGCGATGGCGGAGTGCTGCTCGCGAATGTTGCCCCACTGCATCCAGGCGGGCATGGCGGTCTTGAGCCAGGCGGGGTCGCAGATCTGCTTGTCGAGGTCGAGGTCGGGGCCGGTGGCCTTGCCGAAAACGACGAGGTCGCCGTTCTCGTTGCGCTCGGCCTTGAGGATGTCGGCCGCGTACGCATGCTTGATCGTCATGACGGGGTCTCCTTGCGCCGTACGCGGCGTCGGGGATCGGGGTGCCGAGTCAGGCGGTGGGGAGCACCGCGCATCTGCAGTTCGGGTGGGCCGGCGGGTGGGTGCTGCCGTCGGGCCATGGGCCGCCGATGAGCTGCGGGCCGTGGTCTTCGTTGTCGAGGCAGACGGGGCAGGCGTCGGGTTCCGCTATCCAGGACCAGGTGGTGATGCCGGCCTGCCGGTAGACGTGGGCGGCTGCTTCGGCCTGGGCGGCGGTGAGTTCGGTCAGGGCGAGTCGCTGCGCCCAGACGGGGTCGGTGAGGAGTTCGCGGATGGCCTGGGCGAGGCGGGTGCTGTCGCCGCGCTGTCCGCCACGGAACTCGGCGAGGAGCCGGGCGAGTGTGGTGCGGCGCCGGGCGGTGATGTCGTCGACCTGTCCGGTGAGGGCCGTGGTGAACTCGTCGAGGGCGCGGCGCTGGTCGGGTGTGAGAGTGGCGGCGGCGGTCATAGTGTCACCGGTCCGCCAGGGCAGGGTGATGCGGGTTCGACCCCGGCGTGCTGCTTCTGCGGCGGCAGTGCCGATGGCCCAGGCTTCGGTCCACAGGCCAGCGATGACGGGGGTGAGCCCTGCCAGGAGTGCGGGTGCCTGCACGGCGAGCCAGGCGAGAGCGGTGGCCTGTTCCACGTCGGGCGACTTGGTGATGTCGTGGGCGAGCCAGCGTTCCGCAAGGGTCTGCGGGTCGATGCCCAGGGTGGCGGCCTGCTGAATGCGGGCCTGCCAGACGGCGGTGGCCGCCGCGTCGTGGTCCCAGCCCGGCCACGTGCTGGCCGGGCTGTCACCGGCTTTTGGGGCGCCGTCACCGCCCGGGGTGGGGCCGGTGAAGACGATCCGCTGGTCGTCGGCGAGGTCGGGGGCGTCCGCCTTCGTCAGGTGCGTGCAGACGAAGGGCCGCCGCGGCTCCGGGTTCTTGCGGGCCCAGCGGCGGAACGCGGCGAGTTCGGCGACCTTGGCGGTGTCGGGCTCGTCGGTAGCGGCTTGGGGCGCGGTGCCGGTGACCCGGGCCACGGCCCGCACCGACGGGTCCGGGCCGTGCGGAGGGTCGAGGATCCCGTCCAGGTCGATGTCGTGCGGGGGCTCGGCGAGGACGGGCCGGACGGCTTCACCGGCGGGGGCGAGCTGCGAGGACCCGTTGAGGTAGATGATGCCGCCCATGGTGTGGACCATCGGCATGTCGGCTTCGGGGAACTCGTAGCGGGGCAGGCCGAGGCGGTCCCGGTCCTCGTTGATGGTGGAGCGTCCGGACTTGACGCGGGCGTCGGCGACTTCGTCGGACTCCTGCTCGCTGTCCTCGTCGAGGTGAGGCCAGCGGAATTCGAGTTCGGCGGGCATCTGCAGGTGCTCGCGGGAGATGTCGGTGAGGACGGACGCGAGCCAGCGCAGCGTCGGCAGGTTGCCCTTGCGTTCCTGCACCTCGGCCTGGCCGTCGTGGTAGCCGGCCGACCCGAGGCCCTTGGCTTCGGTGAAGCCGAGTTCGGCGATGCTCGTGTCGAAGTGGGAGACGAGGAGCTTGATGAGGTGCAGGTCGTACTCGGGCTTGTACCGCTCCGAGATGTCGTTCTCGGTGGCGGGTTCGATGCCGGGCGGCAGGATACGGAAGCGGCGCCGGTTGGCGGTGTTGCCGCCGAAGACGTCGTTGAAGTCGCGCTCGTACTCCAGGAGCTGCTGCGGCGTCCAGGAGTTCTGGCCGGCTGCGGTGGAGTGCTGGAGCCAGCCGGACGGCATGACGCCCTCGGTGTACTCGGACTTCAGCCAGCCGTAGCGGCGCATGTACAGGTCACCGTCGAGGAGGGACTGCTCGACGGCGGAGTACCCGTACGGGGTCCAGGTGCGGACGGCACGCCGGATGTAGATGAGCTGGTCGGAGGCGTATCCGCCGGCGAGGATGGTGGTGCCGTCGGGGTTGGTGGCGGTGTCGGCGGTGAACTCCCCACGGGGGAAGCCGTAGAGGATCTGCTGGTAGGCGGCGTAGGGCGGCGTAGGGCGGCCGCCGCGTTCGTCGAGGAGCGGCTTGATGGTGGAGCCGTCCAGGACTTCGAGGGAGAACAGATGGCCGCCGTAGGTGTAGCGCGGGTAGATGGCGATGGCGTCGAGGACGAAGTGCTCCTCGATGACCTGCCCGAGCCACTCGGCGAACGTGTAGCCGTTGCCGCGGTCCGGCATGTTCCAGAACGCGGTGAGACGATCGATCTCGGGG